CGGCATCAGCAAATTGACATGCGATAACTAGAGATGTAGTTCCTGTTGGAGTACCACCTGTACCGCCGCGATATACTGTTGCGCTGGTAGTTGTGCTAGCTGGGTATGTAAACTGAACTGGGCTAATTGCTTGGTCAGTTTGAATACTTGAGCTACCTTGTGTACTACCGTAGGTATTATTCTTTGCTGTTTTAATTCCTCTTGCCATTTTATTTCTCCTTAAAAAATGTGTGGGTTCTATCCACTGCGCGGTTGGCACCGCAACAAGTTCTTTTGAACAGTATTATTTACCGCAGATACCCTGTAGAGTTAAATAAGCATACAAAAGGAGACCCGAATGGACTTTAATTTTACCCCTAACAAACTGCAAGAATGCTTGAGAAGCAACCAGGAAATCGGCGACTGGTTCCCATTGCTTGCGGCAACATTACCTCAATTTGGTATAACATCAATTCAACGTGTGGCGGCTTTTTTAGCACAATGCTCACACGAAAGTATGGACTTTACAGTGGTTCATGAAAATTTAAACTATCGTGCAGAAACATTGGGCCGTGTATGGCCTCATTTGTTTCCACCTGAGATTGCGGCTCAATATGCTGGCAATGCAGAAATGATTGCTAATCGTGCTTACGGTGGGCGTATGGGTAACGGACCCGAGGAATCGGGAGATGGTTATCGCTATCGTGGTCGAGGTATTGTACAAATCACAGGTAAATCTAACTACACACAATGTTCTATGGATTTGTATCAAAATGATTCTTTGGCACAAAATCCAGATTGGTTAGAGACCAAAGAGGGCGCATTATGGTCAGCCTGTTGGTTCTGGCACAAGAACAATCTTAATCCATTAGCCGATCAAGATGACATGCTAACAATGACCAAACGCATCAACGGTGGCACACTTGGATTAGATGAGCGTACTGCAAAGTATAATGCTTTCTGCAATATCCTAGCAGACGACAGTCAAGGTTAATATTTTTTTAAGTCAACAAAAAACCGCCCTAGGGCGGTTTTTGTTTGGATGTGTAATCCTACTACTGATTAGCTGAAACTTACGTTTGCAGAAACAATAGCTACTTTACCTAAGTAGTCAGCGGCATTGCCTAAGCTAGACGCTGTATTTGTCAACTCAACATAGCCGTAGCGTGTTAAGAAGCCAACTACTGGTTCGAATGTATTAGGATCTAATACAACACCAGAACTCATCAAAGGAATGTATGGGCAATAGAACGCAGGAGCATCAGCTTCTGAAGCACCTTTGTAGCCAATCAATACTTGATTGTTGTCATTACCTGTATCAGGCATATAGCTGTTTACATAGATACGCATTGCATTGTTCAATGTACCAACGAACTTGGTGTTTGTTGGAGCTTCGAATGTACCTTCTGTTGTACGAGCAAATGCGCTAGTAGTAGCAGATTGTAGAATTGTCAACGCTTGGTTTGAAACAACAGCCCAGTTAGCCGCACCACGACGTGTACGCTGAGCAATTAAGTTAGCAACACGGTTGATTTGGATAGCTAAAGCGGCATGCTCATCACCAACGAATGTAGCTGTACCTGAAACTAGTGACTGGTCATATGTTTGTTCAACAGATGCTAAACCACTTAATGAAGCTAGGATCTCTTGGTCGATTTCAGCTGTAATTTCTTGAGCTAAAGCGGCCATGATTTCTGCTTCGATGTCAATACCTTGTTGTGCTTGAGCATCTTGAGCGGCTTCGAAGGTCCAACGAGCTGATAGCTTGCGTGACTTAGCTTCTACTGGTGCTTTCAAGATTTGAATGCTCATACGCTTACCAGGTGTACCTTCCATTGCGGCTGTTGTGTTAGCTTTTGGAGTTGCATCAACATTGTTACCACTGTAAGCGGCGGCAATCTTGAATGGGCTCAATGCTTCATCACCAGCTACAACTTGGTCACCATTGTCTGCGTAACGAACACGTAGAGTATGGATTTGACCAACTGGGCCTGTCATTGGTTGAACGCCAATAATTTCATTAGCGATAACTGTTGGCATAACACGACGGATTACTGGTAGAATCACACGGTTAAGTGTTGCGATGTTACCAGCACTGGTAGCACCTGCTGTTGCGCTTTCAGCCAAGTACTTACGTGTGTTCTCTAAGCAAACTTGCATAGAAGAACGACGGTTACCTTGTAGGCCTTCAAGCAGAGCTTCTTTGGTCTCTGACCATCTTTCATTTAATAATTGTGACATTTACGTCTTCTCCTTGAATTTCAATTATTTTAGACCCGCTAATTTGCGGATATCTATAATATTATCTAAGCCTACCTCTGGCTGACTTTTCGCTTCACGATCGCCAGTCACTTCAACTGCTTCTTTTAGGTAAACAGCTTTTGGTTTCTGGACATTGTTTTCTAGAACCGCTGGTAGGTATTTGTCATATGAAGCACGAAGTTTGCCTGTTTGCACAGACTCTAACAATGACTTCATTATGTCTCTCTTGTCAGCACTTAGAGGTGCCAATAACTCGCTCATTACTTCTTTACGTTCCATTAAATCTTTCTGAACACGGATTTGGCGTTCTTTGGATTCTGCAATGGTTTGTACTTGGTTTAGAGCTTGTTGTGCTTCGGCGACTTCTAGTTCTTTCTTAGCGATAACCTTCAACAGTTTTGCTGTTTCAGATTTTTCGTTAATATAGGAACTTGAAAACTCCTGGGCAAATGCTTCAAAAATCTTACGACCAAAGTTGTTAGTACGAGCAGAATCAATATCTTCTTTCAATTGCTTGATTTCAGATGTTAATTTCTGTGTTACAGTACCTTCTACAACCTTTGCGGCACGACTAATGAATTGTTTCTTAACTTCATCAAATTTCTCTTTAGCACCCGCTACTAACTTAACTTTCGTTTCTGCTAGATCACGTTTGTCTTCTGCGAATTCTTTGATTTCTTTAGCTAAAGCATGAACAATAAACTGCTCTAACTTGTTGATATTCTCGGCAACTGTTCTACGGTCGCCTTGGAATTCAACTAATTCTTTCGCTAGCTGATTCATAACAAATGATTCCATTTTGGTAGCATCACCGGTCATTTTTGCGGCATACTTAGCTTGAGCTTGCGCTAATGCTTTTCTGTCTTCTGCAAGTTCAGCCATTTCTACGGCCAATCTCTCGCCGATCATCTTGTCGATTGCCTCAACCATAACACCCTTATCGTGTGCATATCGTTGAGAAAACTCTTCACGAAGTTCAGCTGTGACTTGGTCGCGATTCTCTTGAATTTTAGCATTGAAAGCTTCTTCAATCTGAGACTTTACTTCCTCAGACATCATGCCACTTTCTACTAGTTGTTTGAATGCGTCCAACATCTATCTATCTCCTTAGGCTTATTTTAGACCTTTAATCACATTAAGAAGAGCTTCCTTAATGTACTTCTGGGCCTTTGGATCTTCTTTTACTTCTGTAGCAACGGTCCAGGCTTTCATTCCGCCACGTTGATTCATGAGTGCTTCATAAACCGGTGTAGGATAAGCGCCTGGTGCGCTAGGTTGTGCAACTATATCAACTGTGATGATCTCGAAATCAGATACTTCGCCACTAGCTTCGTTAACGTTTCCGCTACCTCTACTACTAACGCCTAGTTTTACACCGCTTTCAAGCATAGTTTTTATTAAGTTACCCATTGGTGTAGGTAAAATTTTCATCTTACCGTAACCATTAGGACCGTCCATCCACATATCTGTGATCATATGGCTAACGCGGTCCAAATTCACTTTTAAATCATCTGGATGATCAACTTCGCCTAAGACTGAATAACCGTTTTGTATTTGATCATTTAATGTCTTGACAGCATTTGTGATTTCGCCCACAGGATAAACACGTTGATTTTGATTACGGATTCCGCCTTGAATAGCAATACCTTTTAGGTATAAGCTCTTCTGGCCTTTCTCCTCGGCTTCGTATAATTCTACACGAGCTTGATCAAAATTTAGGTTTTCTCTTAGGTATTTTATCATCCAAGTTCTCTAATTAAAACTTACGATCTGTTGGGCTACGTGTGTCAACGGAACCAGTCTGACCAGCTTTATCGCCGCGACCTGCACCAACACCTTCACCTTCTTTCTTCATAGCTGGCTTGCTAACACCTGATAGTTTTGCACCATCTGGCATTTTAGCTGTTGCGCTAGATGCTACGTTCTTTGTACCTGCTGGAACAAAGTCACCACCTGCTTTCAACACACCTGCTGGTCCTTTTGCGTTAGGACTTGTACCTGTGTTGTTTCCAACTCCTGTACCACCTGCGGCAATATTTTTAGCACTTGCTGAAGTTGTTGGCTTACCTGCACCAGAACTTACTGGGCTTTTTGTGTTAACTGTACCTGTTTGGCCAGCTAGGTCGCCCTTGCCAGAACCAACACCACCACCATCAGTCATAGATGGTGTAGATACTTTTTCACGATATTCGCGTGTTAGTTGACGGCTTTCTTGATAAAGACTTTCGTATTCTTCTTCTTGGTCGTCGGCTTCTTGGTCGCCTTCCTCAGATTCGCCACCTTCTTCATCACCTGTTAGTGATGAGTCACCGTGAACTCCTGGGTTTTCTTCTTCTTCAGCTTCTTCTGCGCTCATTAAACGCTCGAATTCAGCTTTTAGTTCTTCTAGTGCGTCTTCTAGGTCTTGTACATCGGCTTTAGTAGCTGGAGTTTCATCACCACCTTCTTCTGCGCCCATGTCCATGTCGTCTTCACCTTCTGGTTCGTCTTCAGTGTCGCTAACAAAAGCATCAGTAGCATCGCCACCTACTTCTGGTTCTTCACCTTCGTCTTCCATATCGAAGGCTTCTTCAACACCTTCGTCTTCCGGTTCTTCTTCGTCTTTTTCGTCCTCTTCTGCTTCTTCAGCAATAAGATTCTCATAAATCTCTCTAGATTTTTCTACGACAATTTCATGAAAAAGTTCATTGGCTTTTTCTGTTTCTTCGTTTACAAGTAAATCTAGCAACTGTTCAAATTTTGTAGACATTTGCGGGTTCTCCTTTAATCGTTGTAAGGCAAGGCTGTCAAAGTATATTTAACAGCCAGGTTAATTACTTATGGGAAATAGGCCAAAAACGGCCGTTTTTGACTTTAGATGGGATATTTTTTAACGATTTTTGAATCGTTTTGACCAAAATATTTAAGATATCTGTCAATCGAATTAACTGATAGCTTAATTTATAGACCACCGGCCGCTTCTTCGGGCTCTGGTTGTGCGTACATTTTACGTACTATCACTAGGTCTTCTTTTTGCTCTTTATCCCTCGATTCGCCTGCTTTGCGCAAACGATTGATCATGCGTAGGGTTAATCTAGTCTTACGTAGATCCTTAGATTTTAAAATGCTTTTGTCGTCAAAAGGATCGTAGCGATCTTGATCTTGCATATCGCGGTCGGTTTCGTTAAAATAGATAAACTCGTTTAGTAGCATATGAGTATTTACCAAATATTAGACAGGTGAACCAGGTTGGGCCCCTGCTGGAGCACCGCCAGGTACGCCACCGCCTGCACCCATATCACCTTCTGGACTTAACTCCGAAGGATCCATTCCTTCTTCGCCGGTATCTGATCCGCCTAGCGAATCCATATCACCTGTGATTCCGCCAGCAGTAATACCTGCGCCACGCAATTCTTGGCTAGATGACAACTCTTCTTTGTCATCAATATTTTCTTCTTTCCATAGCTCTTCGTTTTCAGCCATCTCTTCTGCAGATAAACCTAAGAAACGTTTTAGCGCAAAACGTTTACTGATAAATGGAACTTCGACTAGG